CAACGGTTTCCTCGTAGGTGTGGACCAACTTTACCTCGGCATCTACGCCGACACGCAACTCTCCGAGGCTAACGTTGCGCTCGTCCTGGAGTGCACCGCCGAGACTCTCTCTCAAAGCGCCGCCATGTCCCTCGCATTGAGTCAACAATGAGGTCGCCTCCATGTGCGATAACCCCGACTGCATGCGCCAGAAGGCGATGATGGCCAGCCAACTACGCATGGTGGCCGACGGCCTACTCATGCCCGTCGCACGTGCAACCGGTCTCCCTGCCGGCGTCGTGCAGGGATTCGTAGAGGGCACAACCACCGGTGCAGTTGCCGCCGCCAAAGCGCCACGATCACGAAAGGCTTCGGCATACTCCCGCAAATACAAAGCCGCCTTCAAGCGCATCGCTCCACGATACAAACTCAAGAGCGGGAAATGGAAAGCCGGTGGATTCAAGCGAGCCGTAAAAGAAGCGCACCGAATTGCCGGAGGTAAGAAGCGATGAAGGACCACTACACGTTGCGAGGGGTGATCCTGGACGCCAATGCGTCAAAGAAGGTCTTCACGTCGCCTCAGCGCAACACGGGATGGGTCGTGGACATGTTCCAGGTGTGGCCATACAACATGGACGCCAACCTCTACACGGCCGGAAAACTGTGGAAAGGCGATGTCGCCCAGGCATCGTTTCAAAACTCCGACGCCTGGCATTCTCAAGCGATCGCTTGGAGCACGTTCTCCGGTGCAACCGCCGAGGCCGTGGGCATGAACATCATTGACCCCGACCACGTCGTTACGACTGAACTCCACGTCGTCAACATGAGCGCCCAGGCGTGCTCATACATCATCCACCTCCGACGGATCACGCTGAGCGATGATCAGGAGATTATGTCACTACTGAAGGAGCGTCAACAGGATGTCAACTGAACCAACTGAAAATGCAGCTGCACCAAATCGCACCCAACGTTTCGCAACGTGGCTGATGGAGCGGGAGGAACGTCGCCAGGAGAAGGAGTCAAACCTTGAAGGGCTCGTCCGGTTGAACGTCCTCGTCTCGTTTCTTACTCTCGGCCTCGTCGGTGGTTTTGAAACTGTGCGACTTGTTGTCCAAATGATCCCCTACTTGTAGAGCGGCATTCAACGTGCACCACCAATTCTCCAAAAGCCAGGGCGCTGGAGCGTGGAACTCGTCGGCTTTCATCGTGTCCAACGTGCCGCTGATCATGTCCATCACGGTTTCAACGAGCACCTGCTCTTTCACGTTCATGGTGTCCGGCACTCCTGGCACACGAGTTCCACGACGTCGTCGCATGATGGATTGAAACGGCATTCTTCATCCTTGCAATACGGGCATTTGAAGCACATCACTTGCACCGGCCGTTGAAGTGATCGTGCGCTGAACACGACGGACCGCACGATTTCCGCACGTCGGCGTAATCCATCCATTGTTTTGGCTCAACAAACGTCCACCATTGGTGACACTTGTTGCACCGGACGCCGTGAAACTTGCCGTCGCATGGCCGAGCGTTCCATGGAACGGCGTTGTAGATTGGTGGGGCGTCTGGAGCGGGCAGGATATTTGCTGGCCGGCCCAACGTGTGGCCGCAATCGCAAAAGAAAGTGTTGACTTTGGCCATCATTGAGACCCCCAGCAAAGGACGCACACGCCTTTGGTGTGCATCGGGTTGCATTTGTCGCCGGTCTCGCCCCAAATCCTCGCACTCTCTGGTGCGACGTGGTCCTCAACGGTTGCTTCTCGCACGTGCTGAAGCAAGCATTGACGCACGAACCGGCTAAAATTGGGTAACCGATCGGCAATTTGGGCGGTGTGTTCGTCTAGGCTGATGGTCTTGTTCTTGGCCATGACACTCCCAGCACTAAGTAGTATAAGTATGTATGTATAAGTATGTCTTGCAGTAGCCTATCGGCGTCTTGGGCCTGCAAAGCATCAGCGCCGACGACGACCCTAGGGGAGATTAAGGTGCTGGCTGGGCGGTTTACTTTTTACACTATGACTTTCTCCCCGATCACAATGGCGAAGGAATCGTTCTTTATCCGAGGCAAAGTTGGAGGCGGCACAGGCGCTTTCATTCAAACTGAAATTGACATTGGGCACGTCGTTGATGCCCTAGGAAAGACGGTGATGAGGATTCACAACGTCGCCGCCCAGGTGTGGGAGAACGCCCCTCGTCAAGAGTTCTCCATGCTCAACAACACCGGCGCTCGTATCGCCTGGCAGTTGACGACGTCCAGCCAAACCGACATCGTTGACGCCACCGATCGTAGCGTCATCGCCACCGGTGCTCTTGACCTGGCGAACACGTCCACCGGCAACCAAGCGACGACGATCAGCGATAGAGCCGACGTCCTCCCTCAACATTGGACCAACGGTTTCCTCGTAGGTGTGGACCAACTTTACCTCGGCATCTACGCCG